GCCGGTCATTTTCTGCAACCTGCTCGACCCGAAAACAGCGAAAACCGCCGTCGCGGCCGACGATTTCAACGTCGCCGACCACAAGGTTGTGTTGCCGATTGGCGCAATCAACGACAGCGCACTTGTTGTCAAAAACGGTGCCGCCGCCTGCGTGGCGGACGAGGACTACATCGTCTACTACAACGGCGAGGATTGCGTGGTGGAGTTGCTGAGCGGCGGCACGAACTACGCCGCGACAACGCTCAGTATCGCGTACAACGCCGTCGATACGACCGCGGTCACGGCGAACGACGTTGCAATCGGCATTGAGGCGATTGAGGCGTGCATGTCGCGCGTCGGAATGGTGCCGGATATCATCTGCGCACCGGGCTTTTCCAACGACGCCGCAGTCGCGGCTGTCATGGCGACGAAAGCCGCAGCAATCAACGGGCTTTTCGGCGCAAAGGCACTCGTGGATATCGTTGCGCCGGACTACAGCACGGTTATCCAAACGAAGAACGACGGCAATTACACAGATTTGAATCAAATCCTGTGCTGGCCGCGCGTTCGCCTCGGCGACAAGGTGTTTCATCTGTCTACGCAACTCGCGGGTGTCATGGCATCCGTCGATAGCGGAAACAACGGCACGCCGTACGAAAGTCCGTCGAATAAGTCTCTCAAGTGCGACAGCGCGGTTGTCGTCAACGGCGCGGAGTTTGAGGAGGTTTACCTCTCGCACTCACAGGCGAATTATCTCAACGAGGGTGGCATTGTAACCGCGTTGAATTTCGTCGGAGGGTGGAAGGTGTGGGGCAACTACACCGCATGCTACCCCGTAAACACGGACGTTAAGGATTACTTTATCCCCATCAGCCGTATGTTCGACTGGGTCGCCAAGACGCTAGTCAACACGTTCTGGTCGCGCGTTGACAATCCGATGAACTCGCGGCTCGTCGGTACGATTATCGACACCTGCAACATTTGGCTCAACGGCTTGACGGGTGCGGGGTATATCCTCGGTGGTCGCGCTGAGTTCCTCGACAGCGAAAACCCGATGACCTCGCTGATGGCGGGGATTGTAAAGGTTCACATCTACCTTACACCGCCGTCGCCCGCGCAGGAGATTGATTTCCTGCTCGAATATGACGTCAGCTACGTCAGCGCGGCGTTCGGAGGTTAAGAAAGGAAGGTACAAAAAATGTATGATGTTGGCACAATAGACTTTGCGGTCTACGAGGATTCTGACGAATTTCTCGGTATCGCAAACGCGACAATGCCGGACAAAAACTCTAAAGTGGTTTCTATGTCCGGCGCAGGAATCGGCGGCGACGTCGAAGTCCCCGTGCCGGGGCACTATGATGCGATGTCGCTGACGCTGAATTTCCGCACGTACACAGAGCGCGCGGCGAAGCTGCGCGAGCATCGCCGTCACAACATTGAGCTGCGTGCGGCGCAACAGAACGAGGACCCCGTCACAGGCGTCTTGAACGTGAGCTCTGTCAAGCACGTGCTCGTCGTAGTGCCGAAGTCCGCTTCGGGCGGTACCCTCGCGCCCGCCGCGTCCGCCGAGGTAGGCATCGGTTTCTCGGTGCGCTACTGGGCGACGTTCATCAACGGCATCAAGGTCGATGAAATCGACCAACTCAATCGCATTGACATTATCAACGGCATCGACTACAACGAGCCGGTGCGCAAGGCTCTCGGTAAGTAGCCGAGAGGGAAAGGAGCAGTTTATGGCAAACACGAATAAGGCAACGCCCATTGACGCAACTGAGGTCGATGAGACTGTAGCCGTCGAGGTCGAAACCGACAACGACAGCTACACGCACACATTCAAATCGCCGCTTGATTACATGGGCAAAAAGTTCGACGAGTTGACGTTCAACTGGGCTAAGCTCACAGGACGTGACGCACTTGCAATCACTGCGGAAATGGCGGCTCTCGGCAAGGCGACGACGCTGCCCGCGTTCTCGGTAGAGTACCAAGTGCGCATGGCGGTCAAGGCTTGCACGGTCAAGCTCGGTTCAGACGCGTTCGACACGATGCCGCTACGCGATTTTAACAAAATCACGGGGGCGGCACAGAGTTTTTTACTCAAATAGGCGTGAAAGTCACAGACGGAGGGGCGTGGTTGCGTCGTCAATGCCTATTGTTGGCGCAGACGAACAACACGCCCGTTCCGTTTTGGCTGTCACTGCCGTTGCGTGACCTCGCGCCGTGGATTGCGGAGAGCAACAAGCTCGTTGCCGAGGCAAACAAGCGAGCTAAGAGCAAATCCAAAGCAAAGTAAGGACGAAAGGACTGCGAATTATGGCACAGAAAGAATACAGTATGGATTTCGTACTCGGCGCAAAAGAAAGTCCCGAGTACGGCAAGACGTTCAAGTCTGCGCAGAGCCAGTTGGCGGCAATGCAGAAAGAGGTCGCCGCGCTGAATAAGGCGCAGTCCGATATCTCCGCGTACACCAAGCAGCAGGCTGCGATTGACGCCACTAAGAAAGCACTCGAAGCCTACCAAAAGCAGCAAGAGAATATTCAGCGTGAGATAGAGGAGATGGAGGGATATTCCTCCGCACTTACAAATGCAGAAGTGACAAAACAACTGCAAATCGACCGCACGAGTACGTCACTGAAAAATCAACAGGAACGGCTTGAGGCTCTGCAAAAGAGCCTTGAAGATGCAGGGGTTGACACAAAGGATTTTGCGAAAGAGCAGGAGCGGCTTGCGAACGAACTCGACAAGGTAAAAGCTGCGCAGGGCGAGGTTGCCGACAAGGCTAACGCCAAAGCAGAGGGCACGGCGGGAGCGTTGGAATCTGTTATCGCGGCTGCGGGAGTGCAGAAAATCCTCGACAAGATGGCGGATTTTGCCAAAGAAGCTGACAAAGCCTCAAAGGACTACGAGAGCGCAATGACAGGCGTTGCAAAAACGACGGATATGACCGAGGCGGAGCTTGCGGCGATGGGTCGCGAGTTTCAGCGCATTTCATCGCAAGAGATACCCGCAACGGCAATTGAGCTCGCGGCTGTAGCCGAGGCTGCGGGGCAACTCGGTATTGCGAATGGCGATATCGTCGATTTCACTATGGTTATGACTAATCTCGGCATCGCGACGAACCTCACCTCGGAGGAGGCCGCGACGTCGCTCGCGAAATTCGCGAATATAACGAAAATGGCGGCTGAGGATTACAGCCGCGCCGGCTCAACGGTCGTTGCGCTCGGCAACAATGTAGCCACTACGGAGCGCGATATTGTCAGCATGAGCATGAATATCGCGGCTGCGGGTGACCTTGTGGGCTTAACGCAGGCCGAAATTATGGGGCTCTCCGCGACGCTGTCGGCTCTCGGCATTGAGGCACAGGCGGGCGGCACCTCGGCATCTAAGCTGATGCGCGAATTTGAGACAATGGTCGCGACGAATTCGGAGGCTCTGACGGGCTTTGCGAGCGTTGCCGGTATGTCCGCAGACGAATTTAAGCGCGCTTGGGGCGACGACGCGCTCGGAACGCTGTCCTCATTTATTGACGGTCTCGGCGCGGTGGAAGCGCAGGGCGGCTCGATGATTGCAACGCTCGACGAGCTCGGAATCAAGGAATCGCGCCAAGTCGATGCGATTTCAAGACTTGCAAACTCCAACGGCTTGCTTACGCGCTCGGTGGAAATGGCAAATACGGCGTGGGCTGAGGATATCGCGCTGCAAGCCGAGGCAGAAAAGCGTTACGCGACGCGCGAGAGCCAAGCGAAGATGGCGGCGAACGCGTACATGAATTTGAAAGTCGCAATCGGAGACGCTTACGCGCCGGTGCTTAGTGATGCGTATAGTTTACAGCGAAAGGTCTTTGACGCGCTCGCGAAATTCGCAGCGGACAACCCTGCGGCGGTGCGTGGCATGACGGCGTTCGTCGGTGTGTTGGGTGCTGCGACATTGGGGCTAACGGCATACACCGCCGTAACCAAAATAGCGGCAGCGGCGTCTCTTGCAATGGGCGGAGCCATCAACCTCGCGCTCGGACCGATTGGGCTTGCCGTGGGAGCGCTTGCAGTAATAACGACCCTCGCTGTAGGTGCGGCAAGAGCGGAAGACCATTTGGCGAGCGAATTTGAAACCTTGACAGCAGCATCACGCGAGCAGTACAAGGAACTTGAAAACCTAAATGCCGAGTATGAAAAACTGGTTGATGCGGGAAACGCTACATCAATAGAAGCACAATTGCTGAAACGCGACATTGACGCGCTAACTGCATCGTACGAAGCCAACAAACAGACCGTCGAAGAATTGCACTCGTCGCACGAAGCGTTGATGTCGTCGTACTACGAGCAGCACAACTCACACAAATCGGCGGTTAATGGGCTTGAAGAAGAAGCGCAGAAAGCCGTCGCTTTGATAAACGCACTTGATGGATTATCCTCGTCAAGTGAAAGCGTTGCAGAGAACCAAGGTAAAGTCCAAGCCATTATTGCAGCACTCAACGAACAATTCCCAGAGTACGAATTGAAGTATGACGACCTTATTGCAGGTGGCGACAGATACGTCGAAAACCTCCGCAAACAAGCCACGGAAAAGGCAAAAATCGACATCTTCGTTGCAAGACAGGCTCAGTACGCATCGGACATTGCCGCTCAAGCGCAGTTAGAAGCGGATAGAGACAAGTACGCAGCTTTAGTAGAATCGCAAAAGGCTGCGGAGGAGGCCGCGCGAGCGGCATATATGTCGGGGACACATACTGCATTTTCCGATGAGTACGCCGCGTGGAAAGCTGCGCAAAAAGCTACAAAAGCAGCAGAGGAGGACTTCGCGGAAGTAACGGCTGCGCTTGAGATAAACGCCGAATCCCTCGCTGCGCTCGAATCGGAAATCGGCATCTATGTCGAGACGCAAGCCGCCGCTGTCGCACTGACCGGCGAGATGGACGCGGCGATGGCGACCGCCACAACGTCCTTGCAAGCACTCGCCGAGAGCTACAACGAAGCGTACGACGCAGCGTACAAGAGCGTTACGGGGCAGTACACCTTGTGGGACGACGCGGCTAAGGTCGTCGCAGTGAGCGCAGGTACGATAAGCGACAAGATGCAGGCGCAGCGCGAATACTGGGACAGCTACGACGAAAACCTTGAAAAACTCATAGGCAAAACGGGAGATATTGAGGGCTTACAGGAGCTTCTGTCGTCGTTCGCTGACGGCTCCGAGGCGAGTGTGAACGCAATCGCGGGTATCGCTGCGGCAAAAACGGACGAGGAGCTGCGCAAGCTCGTTGCGGATTACAAGGCGCTTAGTGAGAGCCAAGGAAGCGTTTCCGACAGCCTTGCACTGCTGAACTCAGACTATGCGAATGCTTTGACGCTGCTGCAATCCGACATTGAGACCGCTGTCGCGGATATGGATTTGAACGACAAGGCAGTTGAGAGCGGTCGGAACACGATACAGGGCTTTATCGACGCGGCGGAGGATATGACACCCGCAGTGCAGGCGGCGTATCTGCGAATCGCGAACGCGGCAACAAAGGCAATGGACGCGAGCTTGGGTCTGCCGTTTGACGCTATGCGCGGCGCGGGCAGCGACGTGAACATTCCGACGAACGCGCTCATGTTTCCCGGCTTTGCCGAGGGCGGCAGTAATACGCCGTACGCGTTTATGGCGGGAGAGCGAGGCCCCGAGCTCGTCGTTGGGTACCCCGGCAGCACTGTATTTCCTCACGCTGACACGCAGCGCATTGTTGAGGCGGTCGGCGGTGGCGGACGCAGCATGAGCATATCGCTGTCGCCCGTATACAACATCACGGGTGGTGACGAGGCGGGTATTCGCGGCGTGCTCGATGCACAGAACGAGAATTTGCGTGAAATGATACTTGATATTCTCGCGGATGAAAACGACGACGCGGAACGGAGGGCTTACGCATGAGTAAAACATATGTGACCGTACAGGGCGATATGTGGGACGTTATAGCCCACCAAGAGATGGGGAGCACTAGCCACACCGACAAGCTGATAACGGCTAATATGGCGCGCTGCAACACCTTTATTTTTCCCGCAGGCGTGGAGCTGACAATCCCCGATGTTCCCACTCCCCCGCCTGGCGGAATGCCGCCGTGGAAGCAGGTGAGCGAGCATGAGTGACCCTAATCACGCTCGCCGTAGCGCGGTAGAAATCTCAATCGGCGGCGTTGACGTGACCGACGATGTGAGCGAATATTTCCTGTCTATGTCGTACACGGACAACGCCGAGGACGAATCCGATGATATTCAGCTACAGCTTGAGGACAGGCGGGGCACGTGGCGGCTGAATTGGCTGAACAAGATGGTGCAGGGCGACGCCGCGACGAAAGGCACGAAAATCCGCGTCGCAATCAAGGCTGAAAACTGGTGGTGGGATAGCGGCGCGGACGTTAAGCTCGACTGCGGTGAATTTGCGCTTGATACCATCAACATTTCGGGGCCTCCGTCGCTATTGACGATTAAGGGAGTCGCGCTGCCGTTTGGTTCGCAGGTGCGACAAACGAAGAAAAGCAAGGCGTGGGAAAAGTACACGCTGTTTGCGATAGCGAGTGAGATTGCGGCGAGCAACGGAATGAAATGCATGTACGAATCCTCCGCTAATCCGTCGTATAAGCGCGCCGAGCAGTCACGGCAGAGCGATATCGCGTTCCTCGCCAAGCTGTGCAAGGACGCGGGAATATCGCTAAAGGCAACGGACAACACGCTCGTGCTGTTCGACCAAGCGACATACGAGGCAAAGCCGCCGATAATGACCATCAAATACGGCGAGGAAAACTACTCAAAATACAAGTTTTCCACAGGACAGGCGAATGTGCAGTACGCCTCTTGCCGCGTGAGCTACACCGACCCTGCGAGCGGAGGAATAATTGAGGGTATTGTTTACGCCGAGGATTACGACGACGACGCGCAAAACAACCAACGGCTCGAAGTCTACGCAAAGGTGAGCGGCGCGACCGAGGCGAAGGAACTTGCGCTGAAGCGGCTGCGATTGCACAACAAGTACGAGAAATCGGGCAGCTTTACGCTCGTCGGCTCGCCGTCGCTCGTTGCGGGCGTGACGATTGAGCTTGCGGGGTGGGGGCTTTTTGACGGCAAGTACATCGTGCAGCGAGCGCAGCACAGCGTCGGCAACTCCGGCTACACGACGCAAATTAACATTAGGCACATACTGGAGGGATATTGATGGACTTTGTAGATGTTGTACGCGTCGGAACGGTAAGCGTGACGGACGCGACAAAGCGATGTGTGCGCGTGATTTTCGACGGAATGGTCTCTAACTGGCTGTTCGTGGTTAGCGCACCGTCGGCAATGCCGCCGCAGACAAATCCGCAGGCGGGCGGCGTACACGAGGAAGCGTTTGCAAGTCATTCGCACGGCTTGCCGTCCGCGGGCGCGTGGTTCCCACGCGTCAACGACACCGTGCTTTGTGTATTCATACCGATTCCCGATGGCGACGGGTTTGTATTGGGGGCGATAAAATGATTGTCGGAGCTTTGGGCGATATTGTTTTCTTGGTCTCGTCGGAAACGGTAGCGACCTTTGACAAAATGAAGTGGAGCGGCTCGGTGCGCATAAGCACGCACGAGCGGCATCTGAAAAACGCGCTCACGGAGTTTACGGGGCGCAATCCGGACACGATTAGCTTTACGATGTTCTTGGCCGAAAACCTCGGCGTTGATGTTATGGCTGAAATCGTCAAAATCTGGAACGCTGAGCGCAACGGCGTATCGTTGTCGCTCGTAATCGGCGAAAAGGGCTACGGAAAATATCGGTGGTTAATCAAAGACCACAAGACGGATATGCAGACATACGATGCGGACGGGCACCTAAACGCGGCGAGCGTGTCGGTGAATCTCGTGGAATACATACGGTTGTAAGGAGGACGCATGAGCTACACAGTGAGAGCGGGAAAACCCGCAATAAAGCTAAGCGACCGAAATGCGGTCACGTCTGTATTGCAAAACGTGGCAATCATACTCGCGACGCCGAAAGGCTCGGTGCCGCTGTACCGCGAGTTTGGTCTGTCAATGGATTTTGTAGATAAACCGATGCCTGTCGCGCGCACATTGTTGGTTTCTGCGATAACGGAGGCGATACACGAGTTTGAGCCGCGCGCAGAGGTGGTAGGCATATCGTTTGAGACGGACGAAAACGCCGTCGGACGTTTGGTGCCTATAGTAGAAGTGGAGGTTTTGAATGTCTAAAAGAGAACATCAATTTGTGAGCACGGAAACGGCAGAGATACTGGCGAAGCTCACCGCAGCATACGAGGCCGTAATGGACGTGACGGTGCGCCCCGCAAGCCCCGAGAGCCTGTTCATACACTGGACGGCGAACCTCATAATGCAGGAGCGAGTTATTATCAATTACACAGGCAACCAAAACATACCGAGCGGAGCCGAGGGCGAAAACCTCGACGCGCTCGGCGAATTGTTTTACTTGAAAACGCGACCGACGGCTGCGTCGGCGACCTGCACAGAGCGGTTTTACATATCGGAGCCGCAAGCGACTGCGGTACTGATACCCGCCGGCACGCGCGTTACAGATCGGAAGAGCGTGGCTCGTGTGGGAGACAACAGCCGATGTGTATGTGCCGATTGGCGAGGCGAGCGTGGATGTGCACGTGCGTTGCAAAACGGCGGGTACACTGGGCAATGGCTACGCAGCAGGGCAAATTAGCGCGGCGGTCGACGTCTTTCCGTATTTTGAGCGTTGCGAGAACGTAACGGAGAGCGGCGGCGGCGCAGACGCGGCGACGGACGCGGAATACTACGCGCTGATGCGTGACAGCGAGGACGCGTACAGCACCGCAGGACCGTCGGGGAGTTACGTCTACCACGCGCAGCGTACCTCGCTTGAAATCGCCGACGTGATTGTCAATTCTCCGTCGCCCGGCGTTGTTGCGCTGTACGTGCTGATGAAAGGCGGCGAGATGGCTAACGAGGAGACGAAGAACGCTGTCCTTGCGGCATGCAACGACAGCAAGGTGCGGCCGCTGACCGAACTCGTACAGGTCGGCGATGTGAACGCGGTAGAGTATGACGTCGACCTAACGTATTACATCGCGCAAAACGCCGACAAACAGGCTGCGGACATTGAATGCGCGGTCGATGCTGCAGTTGAGGCTTACACCGCGTGGCAAAGCGCAAAGCTCGGGCGCGATATTAACCCGTCGTATTTGCACGGGCTGCTGATGCAGACGGGAATCAAGCGCGTCGAGATACGCTCGCCGTCATTTTTGCGGCTGCGTGACGGCGCGATTTTCGTTGAGCCGGAGGACAGCGTTCCGCAGCTTGCGAAAATCGGCAGTCGAACTGTGTTGAGCGGAGGGTATGAAGATGAATAACGGTATCACTGCCGAAAACCTTATGCGTGTTCTTCCGGCGGTTTTTCATTCCGACGACAAAGTGATGGCACTCGCGGACGCGTCTGCTGCGGAATTTGCCGAGCTCGTACAGGGCGCGGACAGTGTGCGGCTTTACAGTCGTCTCTCGGAATTGCCCGAGGAACTTCTCGACGTGCTTGCGCACGATTTCAAGGTGGATTGGTACAATTACGATTTGCCGGTTGAGGTCAAGCGGCAGTTAATCAGCGACAGCAAAGCCGTGCATCGGTTGCTCGGCACGAAATGGGCGGTTGAGCGCGTCATCAGCGAGTATTTCGGCGAGGGGCGTGTTATGGAATGGTTTGAGTACGGCGGCGAGCCGCACCATTTCAAGGTCATAAGTAGCAATCCGCAGGTGACGAACGAGCGATTGTCCGAATTTCTGCGGCTACTTAACATCGTCAAGCGTCAAAGTTCGTGGCTTGAGGATATTCTAATCGTGCTGACGGCCACGCTCTATCTTTACACAGGCGCAGCGTACCACGACACCACACACGAGATACACACAATGGGTTCCATTGATGATTTACAGGAGGTGATTGCGTGAGCATGTTCATAAACCAAGACATAACCGATGCAGGGCGTTTGCTGCTTGCGAAAGCGCAGACCGGCGCGGCAATCTATTTCACGCGCATCGTGATGGGAGATGGTTTCTTGCCACCCGACGAAACCACACGGACAATCGGCAACGTGGTTCACCCCGTCGCAGATATCAGCATCTCGCGGTTGCGCGTCAACGACGCAGGCGACGTAACAGTCGGCGGCTCGTTCAGCAACGACGGACTGGGCGAGGGCTTTTTCTACCGCGAACTCGGACTATACGCGACGGACGCAGACATCGGCGAAATATTGTACTGCTATGGCAACGCAGGGGAGCTTGCAGAATGGATTCCGTCAAGCGGCGGCGCGTCGGTCGTGGAAAAATCAATCGACATTGTGACCGTAATCGGAGCCGCGGCGAATGTGACTGCGGAAATTCCGTCGGGCATTGCGGTCACCAAGGAGGATTTGGAGGGCAAGGCAGACCTTGTAAACGGTAAAATCCCGATGAGCCAAATCCCCGACGGCATCAGTGGCGGAGAAAGCGTCGTGCTCGCGCAAACGCCGGGCATTAGCGACACGGCAGCGATATCGCAAAAGGCAGTGACGCTCTCGCTCGCGGGTGTAGACCCGACAACGGTGAAATCCAAGAATTTCGTTGTCATTGACGGCGCGGTCGCGCTTGTTGACTACACCGAGGACGGGCCGAACCCCGAATACGTGCTTGCCACAGGCGAGATGATACCACCGCCGTCGTTCCCGGTTGCACCGTCGCTTGCGATTCGCGTTACCTACAGCGGCGACGCTGTGGACGCGTTCGTTTGGGATATCGACCTGCAAGAATGGGTTCCGTCTACAAGCAATCCGTTGCAAATCGAGTTGGACGACCTGCTCTACTCCGAGTTGTCCGGCGAGGTTTTCGTTTGGAACGGTGATTCGTTCACGGCTTACGATGTGGATATCGATATGACGCGCTTTACGGCGCACATTGAGCTTACCGACAACGCACACGGTGCGACACCGTTGGCGCAGCCGTCAACGCTCGTTGCACGCGACGCAGACGGGCGCACGCAAACCGCGGAACCGCTCGCAGACGAGGACGCCGCGAATAAGGCGTACGTGGATAACGCGGTTGTTGAGCAAATCTACACACTCGGCGGCGAGTTTCCGAGCTTTACGGTTACAGCACCCGATGTGACGCTCGTTGACGGTACGCGTCTGCTTGTGTGCAGTCCTGTAGATATCACGAAAAGCAGCACGATAACGGTGCAGCTCAACAACCTCCCTGCAAAATTCGTTGAGGATTCGGTATTGCAAACGTCGATGCCGCTGATTAAGGCGGGGTATGTGTTCCCGCTGCACTATTCACAGGCAGTCGATGCGTGGTGCATCGGTTGGTTCCGCGAGGAGGAGCGCGACACAAGCAATGTGTTTGTTGTCGAGCTGCTGACCGAGGGAACGCAATGGACATCGCCGGCAGGTCTCGTTGGCGACGTTATGTACCGCGAGGTCGGCGGTGGTGGTGATGGCGGTCCTATGGACCCCGCTGCACAGCAGTATGACGGCGGCTCCGGTGGCTCCGGCGGTGGCGGAGGCGGTAGGCACGTAGTTGGCATGATGACTATCGCACCGAGCACAACGGTGCCGTACAGCATTGGCGCACGCGGAACAAATCACCAAAAAGGCGGCAACACCGTTTTTAATGGAGTCGTTGCCGAGGGCGGCAGTCCCGGCAAGGCTGCTTATCGGTCGGGACCGTGGCAGGAGTATGTTGCCACGGCGTGCGGCGGTGATGGCGGTGATGGCGGTACCGGTGGCGGCAGCGGCAGCGGTTACAACAATACAGGACATTCCGGTCGCTGCGGTGCCGCAGGCAAGCCGGGCAAGGGTCTCGACTACGGCAGCGGTGGGTACGGCACAGGGATTGACCCCGGCGGTCTCATCGGCTACACCGGCAACGCAGGACAAAACGGAATCGACACAATAGGTAAGGAAAACGAACCGTCACGCGGCACAGGTAAAGGCGGACGTGGCGGTGACGCAGGCAGCACGGGCGCAGGTGGCGGAGGAGGCGGCGGCTACGGCGGAGACGGAGCGGCGGGCGCAGACGGCACTCAACACACAGGCGGCGCGAACCAAGGCGGTTCCGGCGGTGGCGGAGGCGGGGGCTACGGTGCTGCGAACTACGGAGGCGCAAACGGCGGCGAGGGGTACTATAGTGGCAAAAACGCAGGTTCGGGGGTCGGCGGTTGCATCGTGCTTATGTACTATATCAAGCGCACCGATACGGGTGCCGTCATTCAACCTAAGCCTGTAGAGCTACAGACGGGTATGGCGAGCGGTGCCGGCACATTTTCGTTCCCGTTTAAGTTTTCGACCGCGCCGACGGTGATGCTGACTTTTGCATCGGCGCGCACCACCGGCTCAAGCACCGACAACTGGGCGGCGGTTACGGCTGTATCTGTATCGAGTTTCACGATTACGGTTAGCACAAGCGGCACCGGCACAACAGGCGCTATTTACTGGCTCGCCATTGCCTCGAACACGGGGCTTGACAGCCTAAACTCAATAGCGGGAACATCGTACAAATCGTTCTCGGAGATGTTTGCAGACACGGTTACGGTGAACACATTGCTCAACAACGCAACTTCGCGTGCGCTCATTATGGGCGACCTGTCGATTGCAACATCGTTCTGCGCGTCCTCGGTCGCAATGACGGCACTGCGCACCAACGCAACGGCCGTTGTCGCTGCGATTGCGTCGAACACGATGATGCAGGCAATTTATGCCAATTCGACGGCTAAATCGCTGTTCAACAGCTCGGCTAACGCGCGCTACAAGAGTGGAACAAGCGTCAGCGGCAGGGCGAGCATTGTCTCCGCAACCGCGACCGCGACGAACCCCGACCTCGCCATTGCGAGTGGCGGCATGCAAGTTGCAGTTGCAGGCACCACTGTGTTCGGCACTGCGCTGCCTGTGACCGCAAATGCCGGACAGTCTTGCGGTGCGTCGGTCACAGTCAACACGTTCGTCACCGCAGGCGCAACTGCAAGCGGTGGAGCAGCGTGCTCGGCCGCAACCGTCGTAATGTACTTTATTCAATAGGGAGGAAAAATCATGACAAACCGAGAAAACTACCTCGCAGCCAAAAGCGGCAACGCGCAGGGCTTTGTGAGTATGAAAACGCTCTATCTTTGCGATGTCACGGAGGACCCGACGATGGAGCAGGATTTAGATATCCTCACGTACGCAGACCCGAGCAAGCTCACCGAACAATACTACGACGATTTCGGCGTGCTGCGCAACAAAACGAGCAGCATGCCGCCGCTGTCTACGCCCATCACGGACGTGACGGCGTGGCGCGAACAGCTCAAGCTACCGGATTCAAGCAAATATCGCGACAGGCACTTTCTGCGCAAAGAATACCTTGACCCCGTGACACAGAATTACGACGACATGCTTATCGTCCATCCGATTGCGGACGGTATCACGGTTAAGCTGCGGTATCTGATGGGCTTTGAGGCTATGTGCGAGGCATTTTTCGAGGAGCCTGAGGAAATGACGGAGCTAATCCGCCACATAGCCTTGCACTACTACATCGAACGGATTAAGACGTTCACGACGCTCGGTGTCGCCGACGCCGTTTTGCTAAAGGATATGACGACGAGCTGGAACGGCTACGTGTTCGGCCGCGGTATTTGGGAGCAATTCATCAAGCCTGCTTACGCAATGATTATCAGATACGCAAAAGACCTCGGGTTGGAAGTGTTCTACCATGAGGACGGCAAGCTCGACGACGCATTCATCGACGACCTAATCGAAATGGGCGTAGATATGGTGATGGGCGTGCGCGAGGACGGCGGGAACGATATGGACGCGGTGCTATCACGCGCCGAGGGGAAAATCCTCGTCGCGGGTGGTCTTGACTGGCTTGCGCCGGGCAAGGAGCGGTATATATGGGAATTTGACTATATCCGCGAAAACGTGCGCCAAACGTGCGCGGCGTGGGGTAAGTATAAATGCTTCATTCCGTTTCATTGCCTGTTTGTGCGCCCTATAACGGGCATGACCATCAACAGCCCCGTAGGTATCATAATCGACGAAATCGCGCGAATAAACGCGTTGCAACAGCGAGGTGAGAACGATGATAATTAACATCGAAACGAAAATCGTGCAGACCGCGACGAACGACCCCGGCTACAACTGGGCGGGTGACGGTTGGGCGTACGTACCGCAGCACCTTGAGGCGGACGCGTGGGCGTACGCGCCGTACTGCGTCATTGAGCTTGACGACGATGGTGTGGTGACGAGCATCACGGACGACGGCACGAGACCCCCGCCCGTGGAGCCCGAACCGCCCGAACC